TAACATGCATGAACTTGCGTGTGTGAGTGGAGCGTGTGAACTTGTTTGACGCACTAGCTATAGAGTTTATCCGGGGCTTCGGCCTCGGTATTCAATACACAGACGAATGGTTTGATGAGAATGGCCCGGCTTTTGTTGCCATGCTAGAGCTGGGCTTCATTCGATTCCTATTCTTCTGGTATCATGATGAGGAGTTCTAATGTTTCATAAACACCCTGGAGGTAAAGGCGACAAGCCAATCCTTCCTAAAGACCAACAGCAGTTCGATAACAACTGGGACGCTATCTTCAAGAAGAAAAAAGACGAACCAGACAAGCCATTAAAAGACGCAGTAGACTACGTACAAAAAGGAAGTCTATAGACGTAAAAAAGCCCGCTGACTAGGCGGGCTATTTATTATCAGAACTATATTGCTCATTAACCCACTTCTGTAAGTAGTTTAATTGCAATGTAGTTACTGAACATTCTTCAACAAGTGTTGAGTAGGTGGTGTTTTCATTAGCTGTTCCGGTGGCTTTGGAAACGTTGGACATTCCACTGCGACTGGTGAGCTGGCGCAAGCTACTAGCATACTCACTAGAAATACTATTAGTAATCGTTGCATCATTCTTTTTCTCCTCTTCAACTCTTATCTGTTGTTGCTTAGCAACTGCCTCTACCTGTTCTTTGTAGTTATCAAATCTAAGATGTTCTACATAGAATCCTGCCACAAAAGAAATAGCAATCAAAGCAGCTGCAATAGCTAATTTGATTTGATCTATCATTTATCTTCCAATGGTTTAGTTGTTTGTAATCTTAACAGAGCGACAACAACACCAATAACTATCATCACCATGTTAAATACTTGAGGTTCTAATAACTCTCTAAGGTACTGTGAGTTATCTGAGACAGCCCCTAAAGCCATAATGATTCCAGAAAACCACATAGTCTTAGATTTAAGTGAACCTTTAATTATAGCTTTAAGCTTATTCATATTAACCTTCAATAGTTAGGGTTACTTCTGTTGCTTCTTTGATTAGTGGAAACACTTTATCAAAAGCATCCTTAGAACCATTCACCCAGTCAGTACCTGACCATCCAGTACCTACTAAGAGACATCCGTCTGTATCTTTGTCAGAGTTTCCTGTGTGAATTCTAACACCTGTATAGCCTGGGACGTCCAATATGTGAGGCAGTTCTTTGTTAAAATGAAGAGAGAAGTCAACGACAACTCTATAGGTACCTCTTGGTATCGCTGTTTCATTTTGTACTTTCCATTCGCTTACTGGTCGTCCTTCGACTTCACGGCACTTGTCTTCAAGTACATAACAAAGGTAAGTATCACCAGAATATAAGCGACCAATAGTATAATTAGGCCCATATTCAAATCGTTTAAGTGTTAAAATCATTTAGATACATAAGTAAAGGTTAATACTACAGAAGGAGCACCAGGACTTACAAACGGTGTTGTAATTGCTGGTAAGTAATTCATTTGAACTTGAGTAGAGTTAGAACACCACCAAGCTTCAATATAATCATTATCAGCAAACCTAACAAAGAAGTTAGCAGCTATCACAGTATACCCAGGCTGTCCTCCATGTGTGCTAGTAACAGTCTGTACACTTGCTGAGTTAGTCACATCAGTACCGTTTTTACGGAACCAGATATCCATATCATGCTGTTGTGTATCTGTGTTAGTCAGCTGCACACTAAACTGTACGTTGTATAAACCACCATGAGTTACAGTAACACGATTACTTGAAAGAGTAACACCATTATTGTAATCTGTATTATTAAGTGTTACTTTAGTTGGAGTATTAGTAGCAGTTAATGTTTGAGTTTGTGTACTGGAAAAAGAACCATAAGGTATTGTAGATCCCGTAAGGTCTGCTTGAACAGTCCCACCAGTAATAGTAACACTATTAGAGTTTTGTAAAGCCATATCACCAAGACCTAGATTGTGTCTAGCTCCTGATGCTGTACTTGCCCCTGTACCGCCTTGTACAATAGTCCAAGGACTACCACCAGTTTGTGCAACCTGAATATAGTTACCTAAGTTACGTAACCAATCCCTCCATTTAAAGTTCTCAGAAATAGGATCCTGAGGAATAGGAGGGATATTATTAGCATTACTCATAATCTAAATCCATACAATAACCCATTTCACATAGGTCAGGAATCTGATCTTCTAAACGTTTACCAATATCTGTACGATACATAATAGAGTTTGGAATCTCAATCTTCTTTTTGATAGTACCATAGCATTTATTACGAGCAGCTTCTACAGTAGTGCCTGTTCCAGTAACAGTACAAACATAGTCACCTGCTGTAACATACATAGGAACATTTAGCTTAACTTCACCATCTACCATACATGGAGCTTTACCCCATTGTACTTCTGATAGATGAATATTGTTTACAGCATCCTCATCAGTAATACCAAACAAAGGATAACCTGAACACTCTTTCTTAGTTAAACGAGAATAAGGGTAATCAGGAATAGATATAACGACACCGCAAGCGACATCAGTACTAACTCTTTGAGTGTCCTTCCCGTTGAGCAAGTCAAGCATCCATTGTGCTGGATCACCTCTGTGCACCGCTTGTTGGATTTGGAACAACGGCCAGCCTGGACGCATAGTAAACTCAAGAGGCCAAGGAGTGCCATCTTTACCAATGATACAGTTAACATCGATATATCCTGTAAAAGCTAAACCATGTAAATAATCTTCAAGAGGTTTAAGAACCTTATCTGCAAGTAATGATTTAGGTGTATAACGTAAGATTGTTCCTTGCTCGCCAGTAGCTACACCAAGGTCATTATTCATTAGCTTTTTAAATTCCCAGTTCTCACACCAGTTCTTATTAAAGCCACCTGGACCAAACCAACCACCTACAGCCATTTCAATACCTGGATGAAACTCTTGAAGGATAAATTCACCTTTATAAGAGTTCTTTTTCTTCCAGTATTGAAGCATGTAAACCATATCAGCAGCTGATTTAGCTACATAAGAAAGAGCTTTATCACCATCACCAATAGGCTTAGATACATAACGTTTAGGATTATCCATTACAAATTTAATGGCTTCATCATATTTAGTAAAACGTCTGCTAGGTATAGTTTTAATTCCAGCCTTTTCCATTACCATACGACCGTGTTCTCGGTCTTGTTCCCATCTATTAGTATCAACAGAAGGTCCAATAATAGGATATCCCTTATCACGATAACGTTCTAGACCATGAATGTAAAAGGTATTGTCTGTACAGAAGATTAAGTCTGCCCAGTTCATATACCTTTCCCACTCAGTAACACGCTCAATGAGTCCACCATCACCGACTTCAGAACGGGAACCGTCTTTATTATGTCTAATAAAAGCTTTCACAATGTGCCCATATTCTTTACAGCGTAGGGCAAAGTCTAAGCATACACCGCCTGCATCAATGATTAGTATTTTCATTCTTCGTCTTCTTCGTCTTCGTCGTATTGTGGTTCTACAATCTTAACACCAAGCTTACGTTGTACGTTACGCTTAGCACGTTCCCATCTATCATGTATATCCTGTCGTTTCTTAACACGAATATGTAAACCAGCAAATCCGGATACTGCCGAAGTAAGATCTTGTTTAGGATCTAATATTGTTGATAGTGTAAATGGCATCATACGTTTAGCAGTGCCAGCTGCGTATTGACCAAAAGGAGTATGTTGTTTAAGTGCAATACCACCTTCAACAAGTTCTTTAGGAGTCAATCCAAGTTTATTATACAAAGTATTTTGGAAATTAAATAACCAATGTAAAGGTTCACTAGGGTGTTTAGCCCAAGCCATAGACCTACCATCACCAAGATCAATAGTAGTTGGATCTTTATTATCCCAAATATAATGACCAGATAATGCTAAGTTTAAACCATTAGCTAATACTAAAGAATACATAGCGTATCTCATTTGATAACGTCTTGCATAGTCTCCAGCAGTTAAAGGTTTAGTTATACCTTCATACCCTTTACTAATATCCCAAGTAGATGGTTTAAGTAAGTTCTTTGGTAATGCAGAAGTAAAAGCACGTACAGTAGATAAAGTCCAGTCAGGAGCAAACATAAGAATCTGGAATGCTCTACGTCCTTCTGGACTATAAAGATTCATTGCCATTTTCTGGAATACACCTTCTGATTGTCTAGCTACATCAAACCAATCAAGACCACCATAAATGTTATTAACTGCTCTAGATATTTCTTGTCTATGAACAGCATCAGGAACATTAGGATGATCTATCCTTGCTTTTTCTAAATACTTTTCTGCAGTAAGATACTTTAAGCCGTCATGTAGTACAGTCCATGTAACATGATCTAATGTATGTTGTACAGCAGATCCTGGCTTTAATGCATTCTGAGCTAACTCGTAATCTACACCAGTAATCTTACCAATGTATTTATCTACGTTCTTAGCTATTTCAGTATAAGCACCTCGACCAGTGTCTTCAGAGATACCAAACATAAGACCGCCTTCATCCACCCATTGACGGACTTCAGGTTTAAGTCTTCCTGTTTCTTTATCACGAAGCATACCATCTTTATAATTCTTAATAAGCTCAGGAGCATTCATCAAAGCATCTTTAGGGGCATTAGCCATTAAGGATGCAAGAGTTAATGATGAGCCATGGAAGAACGAAAATCCAATGTTTAAACGCTTAGTAGCATTTGTTAAAGTAGAGATAGCTTTAACTAATACATTAGGATCTTGTGCATCAATAACATGTTTAAGAGCTGGAGCAATATCTGGATGAACCATATAGTTTTCCATAGGTCCTTTACCAACTAACTTCTTATAATTAGGAGGTATATATTCCCCTTCTTTAATCTCTATAAAGATTGGATCGCCCTTAATTCTAATCTCTTTAAGACCTTCAATAAGTTTACTATTCTCAATAGCTTTGTTCATTGAGGCAGCATACTCTTTAAAT